GTGGACGACATTGAAGAGGCACACTCTCACGTAAACTTCCAGTCTCTGGCAAGTGACCGTGCAGCGTATCGCCTTGCCGACCAGTTTGACCAAGATGTTCTTGGTTATCTGTCAGGCTTTAAGCAGGCACAGCTACATGCTGCTGCTTCTGCCGTTAACACTACTGTTAATGGTGCAAAGGCTGTAAGTACAGCTTCTGCTGGTGCTAACTTAGTTGGTGCTGAATTACTTGCTTCCATGTCTTTGGATGCATCTGACTTTACGCAGTCAAACGGAACCGCAGGTACAGCTAACCAGTCCATTGGTCTGGAAGCACGTGCTGGTGGTGCCACTGCTACTAAGTCAGGCACTACAGGTAATGCATTTGCTCTGCAAATCATTGCACGTATGTCACGTCTTATGGACCAACAGAATGTTGATACCAATGGACGTTGGCTTGTTCTTGACCCTGTATTCATTGAAGTATTGAAGGACGAAGATTCACGTCTTCTAAACTCTGACTTTGGTGGTTCTGGTCTACAGAACGGTCTTGTTTTGAATAGCTTGCACGGTTTCAAAGTGTATACGTCAAACAACCTACCTTCGCTCGGCACTGGCCCTGCAACTACAGGTGGTTCTAATGCGTCTAACATGGGTGTAATTGTTGCTGGTCATTCTTCTGCTGTTGCAACTGCAGAGCAGATTAATAAGACTGAAACCTATCGCGACCCGGACAGCTTCGCAGATATTGTCCGTGGTATGCATCTGTATGGTCGCAAGATTCTTCGCCCAGAAGCAATTGTGACTGCTGCCTATAACTTGGCTTAAAGGAGGATTGAATTATGGCACTTGGTGATAATACTACCTCTGTAGCACGAGGAAATGGCGCACGGGGTCGTAAGCCGTATTTACTTTCAGCAGAGTTGAATTTTGAAACTGCTGTAAGTGATAAGGGTACTGCCCTTGCCGCGAACGATGTGATTCCGGGTTTAACTATCCCAGCTAATACTCTAATCATGTGTGCTGGTCTTGAAGTAACTGAAGCTCATGCTGGTACTTCTACCGACACAGATTTTGATTTCGGTATTACAGGTGGAGACTTGGATAACTTTGTTGACGGATTCGACTTTGATGGAGCATCTGTAGGTGACTACGCATTTAAGGCAGGACAAACTCCTGTTCTTGTTGGTGGCACCTCTGACACTATTGACATCGAAATTCAAGCAATGACTGGTACAACAACGGGTGGTAAAGTCCGTATGTTTGCTGTCTGCATGGATGTAGATGACCCCGGTGTTCTGACTGCTGACGAAGTAGACCGCGACACACTCGCATAAAATAACGTGATGGGGCAGGGCAACTTGCCCCCTCACTTTCATTAAAGGATTTAACATGGCATACGATTATCTTGGTTTGACAAATGAAGTTCTTGCCCGTATGAATGAACCTGCTTTAACAGCAGCTAATTTTACTTCGGCTAGAGGATTTCAAATACAGTGTCAAAATGCGGTAAACGATGCCATTAATTATATTAATCAAAGAGAGTTTGGTTGGCCTTTTAGTCACGCTACACAAACCGAAACCCTTGTAGCAACACAAACTCGTTATACTATTCCAACAGGAACGCAGCACGTAGACTACGAAACTTTTCGTATAAGTAAAGATAATACACTTGGTGTTGATGCTGTTACGTTGCGTGTATTAGATTACAAAGAATATGTAGATAAACATATTAGTCAAGAAACAACAACGGATGTCGGGGGAGTTCCATCTTATGTATTTAGAACCCCCGACAATAATTACGGCTTATACCCTTACCCAGACAAAGCATATGAATTAAAATATGAATACTACTCTCGTCCTACAGCACTGACTGCAGCAACAGACGTTCCTACTGTGCCTGAACAATTTAGACAAGTTGTTGCAGATGGGGCGACTGCACATGCATATCAGTACAGAGGAGAGGCGCAACATTATGGGATTAACTTTGCTAGATTTGAAGACGGTATTAAGCATATGCAATCCATCCTATTAAACAGGACAGACTATGTGAGGTCAACTTATCTCCCACATTCAGGCAGATATGGTATTAACGTAGCTGGATTTTAGAGGTCAATATGGCAGATACTTCTGGCGTTAATCCATTTATATTTGCATGTGAAGGTGGGTTAATACTAAACCAAACTCCTTTTGCGCAGCAACCCGGTACAGCAACTGAACTAGAAAACTTTGAGCCTGCTATTACTGGAGGCTATCGTAGAATATCTGGTTATGCTAAGTGGAACTCTAATATAGTTCCGCAAGACTCTAGTTCGGCAGAACCTGTTTTACTGTCTGCATATTTTAAGGGCAATGTTATTGCCGCAAGAGGAGGCAAAATACATAAAGCAGGCACGTCTGGTAGCTGGACACAAATAGATACAGGTAGAACTAGTGCAGGAAGGTATACCTTTTATAGATACAATTTAGGTGGAACAGACTTTATAGTATGGGCAGATGGCTCAAACCCTGCTTCTAAATATGATAATACTACCGTTACGGACCTAAATGCAGCAAACTCTCCTGCTGACCCAAAATATGTAACAGGTTTTAAAAATGCTTTGTTTTTTGCAGGTATGTCGGCAAGTCCTCAAGAAATTATTTTTACTGCACCTTATACAGATGATGATTTTTCACCAGCAAATGGGGCAGGAAGTATAAATGTAGATGACACAATAACCGCACTCTACTCTTATCGTAACGAATTATATATTTTTTGTGAAGAAAGAATTTTTAAACTAGTAGGAAATACTATATCCGACTTTGTTCTTCAACCTGTAACTAGGGAAATAGGATGTGCTAACGGATTTACAATACAAGAATTTGCAGGTGACTTAATATTTTTAGGCAAAGATGGATTACGTACAGTTGCTTCATCTGAAAAAATAGGTGATGTTGAATTAGGAACAATTAGTCGTGTAATACAACAAAGATTTGATGGTGTTTCAGACGTAGATGAATTTAATAGTGTAATAGTACCAGATAAAACGCAGTACAGACTTTTCTTTTCAAATGCGTCAAAAGCAAGAGACCTTACCAAAGGTATTATTTGTGTACGCAAAAATCAAAATTATGAATTTGCTGATTTGCGTGGTATACGGGCTAATAGCACAGACAGTGTAGTTGTTTCAGGTGACAGCATAGTATTGCACGGTGATTTTGATGGCTATGTATATCGTCAAGAGCAAGGTAATAATTTTGATGGTAACACAGTAACAGGCGTGTATCGTTCTCCCGATTTAATTATGGGCGATGCGGGTATCCGAAAAAGATTTCAACGGATAATAATAAACTATGCACCCGAAGCAGTTGTTAATGCTGACTTGTTTGTTAGATACGACTACGAGGTAGGAACTGCCCCAAGACCAGCAGCATATCCATTTTTAAATACCTCTGTTGTTGCAGTATATGGCACATCTTTATACGGCACGGGAACATATGGTGGGCAAGTTAATCCTATGATAAGGCAACCAATTGAGGGCAGCGGATTTTCAATAGCACTTAGAGTAAATGATAGAGGTACATCAGCACCTTACTCTTTAAAAGGATTTCAATTAGAATTTCAACCTGACGCAAGGAGATAATTTATGGCAGGTTATACTAGACAGTCTACATTTGCTGACGGAGATGTTATTCAAGCAGCAGATAGTAATGATGAATTTAATCAGTTACTAGCAGCGTTTGTAAACACAACAGGACATAAACATGATGGTACAACGGCAGAAGGTCCAGTTATTGGTTTAATTGGCGACCCCGGCGTAGCGTCACCATTAAATAAAGTTGTTGTTGATAACACTAATAATCGTGTAGGACTTTTTGTTGATGCTGGTGGTGCTGGCACATCAGTAGAACAACTACGCTTTCAGGATGGTGCTATTGTACCTGTAACTGATAATGATGTAGATTTAGGTACATCCTCTTTAGAATTTAAAGATGCGTTCTTTGACGGCACAGTAACTACTGATGCACTTGTGGCTGACACAGTTGATATAAATGGTGGTACTATAGACGGTGTAACTATTGGTGCAAATAGTGTCATAACTAATTTAGCTATAGACAACATTGTTATAAATGGTTCAAATATAGGCCATACAGATGATACTGATTTACTTACACTAGCTGACGGAGTACTTACTGTAGCTGGCGAAGTATCCATGACTACGCTAGATATTGGCGGCACTAATGTTACATCAACAGCAACAGAACTAAACATACTAGATGGTGTAACCTCTACAGCTACAGAGTTAAATATCATAGACGGAGACACTTCTGCTGGGACTACAGCCGTAGCAGGTGGTGATGGTATTGTGACTAATGATGGTGGCACAATGCGTCAAACCACAGTAGACACTTTTGATACCTACCTTGCACAAACCACTAAAACTCTCACAAACAAAACCCTTACAACTCCTGTAATTGCTGAAATTGACAGTGCCTCAGATATTACATTAGATGCTGCTGGTGATATTATTCTTGATGCAGGTGGCGCAAATGTAATATTTAAAGACGATGGAACATCAATACTTGATATTGCTAATAATTCATCTGATGTAGAACTTACTGTAAGCACCGCAGATAAAAACTTTGCTATCAAAGGTACTGATGGTTCATCTGCTATTACTGCCCTTGATATTGATATGGCATTAAATGGTAAAGCTACCTTTAGTGGAGATGTTGTTGTAACTGGTGACTTAACTGTTACAGGCGATGACATTACTATGAATACTAATACAGCAGGTCATATGCTTGTTGGAGATGGTACAAACTATAATCCTGTGGCTATTTCTGGTGATGTTACAATGGCAAGCAATGGTGCTGTTACTATTGCAAGTGCAGCGGTAGAAGGTTCTATGCTCGATGCTAGTGTTATTACAGGGCAAACACAAGAAACTACTGTAGATACAACTAATGATTTACTATTATTCTATGATAACTCTGCTACTGCTCTTAGAAAAGTTCCTGTAACAAACTTAGTATCAGCAGCAGGTGGTCTAACAGATGTTGTAGCAGATACGTCTCCACAACTTGGTGGAAATTTAGACACAAATAGTAACAATATTTTAATTGATGATGCGCATTTTATTGCTGATGAAAATGGTAATGAGCAAATTATTTTTCAGACTACAAGTTCAGCAGTTAATCAAATTGATGTAACTAACGCTGCTACTAGTAATTCTCCTGAAATATCTGCGACAGGTGACGATACTAACATCAGTTTAAAATTAACGCCTAAAGGCAGTGGACAGGTTTTGCTAGACGGTAACGTGGGAATAGAAACTGGCGTTATTGATTTAAAAAATGGCGGTGCTGTTTCCAACATAAAATTTTACTGCGAATCTTCTAACGCACACTACACCGCAATACAATCCGCTGCACACTCTGCATACTCAGGAAATGTTACAGTAACATTACCTACTTCTTCAGGAACAGTTGCTTTGACATCTGATGTGCCAAGTAGCGGTATTTCAAGTGGTAATGTAGCTACTTTTACTAGTGGTGTAGCGGATAATGATTTTCTTCGTATAGATGGAACTACTGTTGAAGGACGTTCTGCATCAGAAGTTTTATCCGATATTGGCGCACAGGCTTCTTTGACATTTGGTATATCCGATACAAATGCAGTTAAGATTGATAGCAGTTCTGTAGCCGATGACGAGTATGCTAGATTTACAGCAAACGGATTAGAAAGTCGTTCTACAACGGAAGTTCTTTCTGATATAGGCGCAGTAAGTGCAGCAGTTGCATCTGCTGATGCTACAGCTTTAGCCATAGCCCTTGGCTAATTAATTAGGGCTTGACAAACCGCTATAGTTATGGTATAATTATAGTGGATTAGATATAACATAGGAGTATATATCATGGCAGACGATGCCTCAGTAACCGTACAGGCAACGGTATTGCCTGATGAGATTGCCAAAAC